ACGACCTGTAATGGAACCACCGACACCAGCTGCAAAATATTCTCCTCCATGATTTGTTTCCCAACGGCCTTTTGCTTTTGAGTCTTCTCTAAGTGTTACATCTCCAAAAATTTGTTTATACTCTTTGGAGTTCATTAAGTTTCTTACTTTGCTACCGAACCTTGAAGCAAGTTCAGCGTTGTGTGATACCTGCATAATTTTCATTTTAGGATTCCTACCAATCATCCAAGCAGGGAATAGGTAAGATGCAAATTCTGATTTTGTATGTCTAGGTGGCATATTGATGATGAGCCTCTTTTCATCACCGAATGCAATATCTTGAAACGCAGACGCAATAATCTGATGATGCCCGTAATTGTCAGGATCATCTGTCTTTCTGTAGATAAAATCTTGCCACACAGCCGTTGCAAAAATTAAAAAATCATCCTGGCATAACTTGATCCACTCCAACTGCTTTTTAAAAATCAAGTCTTTTAATTCTTCTTCTGATAGATGTTCTATGTTCATACCGTTTGGGACCCTAGTATATTTGTATATCTTGCTTTGTAAACCTCTTTGTCCGTCAAAACCACGCCTTCTAACGTGATTTGCCTGGAACTGTATATTCTTTATGTTGAAAGTAATTTGTGAGCCTTGCTTACGCAAGATACACCAATGGCGCGATTGCGCCATTGGTTTGTAAGTTATTACTCGTTAGGTGTTAGTGTTTGCATAAGCGTTGCAAACTTTTTAAGTATGTTGTCCTTGAACTCATCAACAACAGGGTTGCCAACATTCTCAAGAATATGTTTCTCACACTCGCCCATCAATAGTTGAAACATGATCTCATAGTTTAATTGTTTCTTCGTACCATTGTCCACAACCATATCTGCAAGTGTAGTAGGTTGGTTATTGTTAAGTCGTTCACTCAACACGTTAGCAATATTAATTAAATCATTATTGGGCATCTGCATCACTCCCTATTGCTTTGTACTCATTGTATTCAATTTCAGTACAGAACTTGTTGAATAAATCATTGTGTTGCATTTTGAAATTTGCTGTTTCAAATTTCTTACGCTTACGATTTATTTTTTGTAATCCAAAACTATTTCCATGTTCATCTTGAACAATGATTAAGTTTTGATTTGAACGATCAAACACATCAACAACATTCTGTTTCATTGTGTCTAACTCTTTAGCTAGTCTATTTGCTTTTAGCTTTAGTTGTGCGTATGCAAGAACAACTGTTCTTTCTTCTTGCTTTAGCTTTTTTGCTTTTTGCATTTTTACCTCTTTGTTAAGTTATGTATTCTTATGAATACTTGCTTGTCTTATCAAATCCCATACTTATTGCAATAGCTAATTTAACTTTTTTTTATCTTTTTTATTAAGTCCAATATCAGTAATAATAACATTTGGTTCAACCTCTACGTGTATGTCCTCACCCATTAATCTTTCCAGATTTTTCACCAGCACCTGCAACTCTTGTGTAGTTTTATCCATAGCTTTTTGTCCTGCTGAACGAGGCGAGGCGACATCTGTCGCCTCGTCCTTTTTAATTTTATCTTTAGGCATTACCAACTGCACCAATATTCAACGACCTTTTTTTCATTGATCGCTTGTTCACAGAACTTCAAGAACTTGACATCTTGTTCCTTGTACTCCTTAACACTTTCCTCTTGGAACTGCTGACCCCAGAAGAAACCATCTTCGGCAACGTAATCCTTAAAGCCCTCTTGTATTTGTTCGGCTAACTCTTTCGCTACCTCTTCGGTTATATATACAGGCGAATCTTGATCTGCATTAAAACCCAGATGTGCAAGATTACCCTCATGCTTATGCGTTGTGTTTTGTTCGTCCCACTTCGCTGACATGAACTGCTGAAGTCTTGCGTGTTTTCTCCAAACGAAAACTTTAGCTTGTTCTTCTTTATCATCTTCGTAGAACTTTTCCCAATCTACTTTATGACCACGAAGATGTGCGTGTTGATCTAAACCCATAACTTTTCCTTTTGTTAATTGTTAGTTTGTTCCTGCTCTTATCAAATCCCACCGACCAACGCAACCTCTTTCTTTTAGAATTATTCTAAACTAGCGACCTTACCATTCTTCGTACCACTTCCTGCGCCCAGTCCCCTGAACTTTTGTGGAAGCACGGGCTTCCCCAGCTGTCAGTCAAACGAGCGACATCTCTAGAAAGCTGCCGAGATAACGAGGGCGAGGAGACCTGTGAGAATTAACACTGCTTCGGGATACAATAGTAGTAGCACCACATACATTACAACTAGTTCCACGAGCTTTTCCCTGAGCTGCTGGATCCAGTCACCAGCAGCTCCTGGTGCATGCTAAGCTGTAACGGCAACGAGATCTTCATTTCTCTTCCTTAACGACACTCTCTGCCCAAGTATTACCTGCTGCAATGGACGGTGTCCCGGGCCCGCCAGTCAGACTATATACTTTACCAGGTTCTGGTTTGTCTTCTTTGACGGCATCTGCAGCGGACCATCCTTCAGGTGGCGCGTTTTCTTTGTTTAGTTTCTTAATTAATTTGTTGAGCTTCATCGAGATCCTCCTTTGTTAGTTAACGATGGTGCACATCGGATGCGCATACCTTACATAAGACCTGATGGGAGATTTGTCAAGCCCTTTCTTTCGAACTTTTACCAGCAGGTAGATCCTACGGGGTCTGCCATCAGCTTCCAGCTGCGGGTGCCAGTCCTATCCTATAAACGAGAACGAGAATTTTGTAGTTGACAACGAGAACGAGATCCAGCTGCACGGGGGGGATGCCGTCACCTGCCCCCGCTAACTAACAAAGAGGGAAAAGAAAACGAGGGCGGGAAACGACACCGAGCTTCACCTGTGCTGCCTGGATCCTGAGCTCACCAGCTGCCAGGCAGGACCAGTCGTTGTCCTGTGAACGAGCACGAGCGAGGTTTGTCCCGAGAACGAGATCACGCTGCAGCTTCCTGCTGCCCCAGCTCCTGAAGGATGGTCTGCTGGACCGTGGGCCATTGTAACGGGAACGAGAACCGAGCACGAGGTTCCAGTAACCGAGGATCCGTAAACACGGACACCGGTCTGTACAGTTTAAGAGACCTCTTCGAGAGGGTCTCTTTGAGGATAATTACTTTGCCACCTGCCTTAATATATTTGTTGATCCATACTATTTGCCACTTGTTTAATTTAGGATAATTAGCTTCATCGGATTTAAGTTCAATCCAAAATACTTCATTCATAAGTACAGCATGTATGTCAGGTATTCCGTTAATTGTGCTAGATTCTATGCGAGTTAAATGACAATCAGTTAAGTTGTTTTTTACCTTTTGCCAAAGTCTAGATTCTTGTGCTTTTACTGTCATCAATCAACTTAATTTTTTAATATCCTTAACTACTGATGTTGGTATTATAGTAGTATTACCTATGTTTTCAATGTCAACACCATTATCTGCAAATGAGTAATCACCAAACAATCTTACCACGCCTTTTGATTGGCTTAACAGATGTCCTTTAGTAATACATGTAGCTAACTTTGATTTTTTAAGAGCATCAAATGAAGTCCAGGAGCTGTCACTCACAATATCGTACCATTCAACAGATACCATTGGATACTTATCTATCTCTACTTTTACTTTTTTTGGTATAGCTATTTTTTTTCTCATTTATCCTAACCTCTACAGCACCAACTGAAGTAAACATCGTTGAATTGTGCACTTGATTGAAGACTTTGATCCACTCAGACCAACTAGCCTTTTTTAATAAGTGCTGCGTCTTCAGATTTAGCTTCGATGGTTTTTGCATTGTGTCCATCGATTTTTTCTGAAAGCTCTTTGAGTTTGATCTCAAGCTCCTCACGTGACATACCCTCCAGTCCAGTTACTCTTACTTCTTTTCTATCTATGAAAGCACCTGCTAATTGTCCTGATCTATACTCTGCATTTATAGCAGCAGCAAATTGATCTTTCTTTTCAGCTTTGTCGGCTAATCTTTCAAATCTTTTGTAACGTCTGAGGTTGTCACTCTCATATTTTTTTATCTCTTGCTCAAATCTTTTGTCATAAAATTTTGCAACATGAGGATTAATTTTTCTATTTAATAATTGTGATGCAGTAGATCTTGCGCTATTGATATCCTTGCAATCATAACCTGCACGCTTAAGTGCTTCGGCTTGAGTTATCTGGCCGTGGTCTTGCACCATAATTTCCACAAACATTTTTTGTTTTGGTGTCAAATCCTTTTCAGTTCTTAATTCTTTTTTAGTAAGTCCACCCATTATTTTAATAAATTTAAATCTCTTATTGTCATAAGTCTTCTTCTCCGAATTAAAAAATTAGATTTATCTCCTTCAAAATCTTTATTCACTTTTTTGTATTTTGTTTTAATTTGATCTCTTATTCCAGATTTAACATCAGATTTTGCAATTGCTCTTGTCGTCTTACCTTTTCTTACCACATCAGAAGTTTTTCTACCTGATTTTCTGTAGGCTTTGTAAGCAGTCTTTATACCTTTAGTTAACAACCCACCTAATAATAATTTTTTCTTGTCAATTACCTTACCAAGTGCTTTGGCTTGACCTGCGTGAGCTGCCGATGCTTTTTCTAATTTTCTTTTAACCATCTTTACAGTTTGCATGCCACCTTTTTTCTTTCTACCTATTCTATCTTTTAAAAATTTTCTT